TCAGATCACGAATTCACCGACTACCCGGTTCAGTCCTACGGCAAGTTTCGAAACCTCCCCGCTGGCCATGGCTGTCTGGCTGGCGCCATCGGCGCTTTGCGTCGACAGATCGCGGATGCTGGTGATGTTGCGATCGATCTCACGGGCCACCTGGGCTTGTTCTTCCGCTGCAGTGGCAATGAGGATGTTGCGTTCGTTGATAAGGGTAATGGCCTCGGAAATCTGCTGAAGCGAGCTGTTGGCATTCTGGGCGACCGCCGTGGAGTCACTGGCCATCTGCTGGCTTTGCTCCATGGCCCGGACAGCCTGCACGGAGTCGCTCTGTATGCCGCCGATCATCTGTTCGATTTCCTGGGTGGACTGCTGGGTGCGATGCGCCAGTGCGCGTACCTCATCGGCCACCACGGCGAAGCCCCGGCCTTGTTCGCCCGCGCGGGCCGCTTCGATGGCGGCGTTGAGGGCCAACAGGTTGGTTTGCTCGGCAATGGCGCGAATCACCTCGACCACCTTGCTGATTTCCTGGGCGCGTGACGACAGCTGCTGCACCTGGCCACTGGTATTGCCCACGTTCTGGGTCAGATCCTGGATGGCTTTGAGCGTGCGTGCCACGTTGTCGATGCCGGCACTGGTCAGCGCATGTGTGCGTTGCGAGGCATCGGCGGCTTCCGCAGCGTTACGGGCAACCTCGTCGACGGCCGCGCTCATTTCGGTAACCGCCGTGGCCGCCTGATTGACCTCGTCGTTCTGGCGAACCAGGCCGCGGCTGGACTCTTCGGTGACCGAGGTCATCTCTTCGGAAGCCGAGGCCAGTTGGTTGGAACTGTCGGCGATGTGGCCAATGGTCTGGCGCAGGTTGCCCTGCATCTGATCAAGGGCGCTCAGCATGGCGGCCGCTTCGTCTTTACCGATCACCACGATCTTTTCCGTCAAATCCTTCTTGGCGATTCGCTGGGCGATCTGCACCGCTTCGCTGATCGGTACGGTAATGCTGCGGGTCAACAGGTAGGCGAGCAGAATCGTGGCAACGATCGCGATGGCGATCAGGGCGCCGACCAGCATCAGCCCGGTGGAGTAGGCTTGGCTGGCGCGAATCCCCGCCGCTTCGGCGCCGCGGTCGTTGTAGTCGCGCAGGGCGGCAATCTGATCCTGCATGGCATTGGTCACCGGCCTGATCGTGGTGTTGATCAATGCCACAGCTCCAGCACTGTCGCCGTTGCGCATCAAAGGCTCGAATTGATCCAGAAGCCGTGCGTAGGCCTGGGCGCTGGCATGGACGTCCCCGTAGAGCTTGCGCTCTTCTTCGCTTGCCACCAGCTTCTCGTAACTGTTGATCGCATCGAAGAACGTTGTCCGGTACCCCGTGAAGCCATCGAGGGTTTGCTGAAGAATTTGGGGGTCGTTCGAGGTATTGCCGCGCAGGCTTTCCAGCCTCAGCCGCAGGACCCCGGCATTCATCAGCCCCGCCTGGCGCACACTGGCCATCCAGTTGGTTTCTACGTCTTGTTCGACCTCGCGCAAGGTTTTCATCTGGATGATGGCCACTGCACCCAGCAGTACGACGATCAACACGATTAGTGAAAAAAACAATGCCGCTCGGGGAGCCACATTTATACGTCGTAGAAGCATGATGATCGCCTTTCGCTGGTTGGAACGCGGTTACCTGGGTTATCGGCCACGGCAGAAGTGGCTTCAGCCAACATCCGACGCGAGGTCGCCAATTTTTCTGCCGCCAGGGAACTTTCGGATGGCCGGTAATGGAACTGTAAGAAAGCCGCCGTCTGGTGTATTCAGGTGTAGCTCATCCATTAGGAATTGCTGGGCGTGTTGCATTCGCGCAGGACAATGTCAGGCGCGCGGCAGATCGCCGGTGCCGTAAAGTCTGTAGCAGCAAGGACTAACTCTTTACAATGCGCTGGCAGTTTTGCATGGGCGCATGGACCATCGCATAGCGATGCCCGGGTGAGCGCCAGCATGCCGGGCAGCGGCGCTCACGCGCTGGCGTCAAACCCCTTTAATCTGGGAACACTCGATAGATTTGCATGAACAGGCGGCAGCGAAAGATCATCCACATTGAATGTGATGGTCGTTCGCGGGGCTTTTTTTGCGTTCGCTTGAGGCGCTAAACCCGCACCGCTTGGGGCTTTAGCGTTCGCCGCCGGTCGCCGGCGTGCTGTCAAACGCGCCCAATATGCGGGTATTAAAGCGGGGTTTTTACTCGCAAGAGCGATACCCGCATGCCTTTGACAGACCTTTCCATTCGCCAGGCGAAGCCCGGCGATAAGCCCCGCAAGCTCTCTGATTCCCGTGGTTTGTACATTGAGATCAGGCCGACCGGTGCCAAGCTATGGCGCTACCGATACAGGATCGACGGCAAAGAAAACGTATTCGCTATCGGCGAGTACCCAGAGGTCAGCCTCGCTGATGCGCGCATCGAGCATGACAAGGCGCGGGCCTTGGTTAAGCAGGGGAAGCACCCATCTCGAGAGCGCAGCGCGGCGCGAGCGGAGCAGATCCTTAGTGATCAGCAGACGTTCAAGTCGGTGTCGCTGGAATGGTTGGCAACCAAGCGACACGCGAGCGAGTCGTACCAGGCCCAGGTGCTGCGTGCCTTCACCAAAAACCTTTTTCCTTATATAGGCAAGATGCCTATTCGTGACGTCACCTCAGCGGACTTACTGAAGTGCATGAGGCGGATGGAGGCTCGGGGTGCGATCTACTTTGCGATCTCATTGCGCAATTGGATCTCGCAGATGTACCGGTTTGCAATCCGCACGCTACGTGCGGATACGGACCCTGCTGCCGCTTTGGTTGGCGCGCTCGACCGCGAGCCGGTCGAGCACAGCCGGGCCATGACTCTAGAGGAGATCGCTGATTTCCGCCGCCGGCTTGCTGCCTACCGAGGATTTCGCAGTAATGCGATCGGTCTTGAGTTGCTGCAGCTGCTGTTCCTACGCACCGTAGAGCTGCGGCGTGGGCGCTGGGTGGATGTAGACCTCGACGCTGGGTTGTGGGACATACCGCCCGAAATGATGAAGAAAAAACGGCGGCACTTGGTGCCGTTACCTCCTCGAGCTGTAGAGCTGCTGCGCGAGCTTCACACCATAACTGGGGGGCGAGAGTTGATGTTTCCAGGCCTAAAGCATGCGCATCTGCCCGTTGATGGTTCGACCTTCAACCGTGCGTTGATGTACATGGGTATGCGGGGCTGGACGTGCCACGACTTTAGGGCGACGGCATCGACTCATTTGTATGAGTCTGGATTGTTTCGCAGTGAGGTTATCGAGATGCAGCTTGCACACAAGGAGCCTAATCAGACAAAGGCTGCTTATAATCATGCGGAGTACCTAGTCGAGCGACGTGAAATGATGGTTTGGTGGGAACACCATTGTCTGAATGCTCACTATGGGTATATAACTTCTTCAAAATAAATCAACTACAGTCAGGGAACGATTATGGGTGAAGATTCTCAACAGCGTAAAACTATGAATACCCTAAGCCTACGAGTTCCTTCGCTCGTATACGATATGGAACGTTGGCCAAATGAGTCAGATCTGCTAGGTCGAAACAAGTCGATAGAAAATCTCTCTCAGGTCTTGCTGAATGCACAAGCACCTCTTGTTTTAGCCGTTGACGCTCCATGGGGCGCAGGCAAAACCACGTTCTTTAAACTTTTTGAACAATACCTAAGGCAAGGTGGTTATGTAAGTTTGTACATGAATGCTTGGGAAAGTGATTTTGCTGACGATCCGCTATTGCCGATGTTGTCAGTTCTTGACGCATGGCTGGGGGAACAATCTTCAATGCCGGCGGTTCATGCGGCATGGGAAAAGGCGAAATCATTCGCACCCGGCATTATCAAATCCACTGCTGTGGCCCTCGCGAAAGCTGCAACTCTCGGGGCACTAGATATCGATAAGGAACTTGAGAAAATCGCAGCTGACGTTGCTGGCGGAGCCGTTGGCGATCTGGTGGATAGTTTCAATGCAAAAAAACGGTCGTTGGAGTTGTTCAAAGAAAACTTGTCCGCCTCGCTAGCGGCGTTGCCTGAGCATCAGGGGAATCTCATAATATTTATTGATGAGCTTGACCGTTGTCGGCCAACTTACTCCGTTGAACTGCTTGAACGAATCAAGCATTTATTCGACGTGGATCAGATAGTTTTTGTTCTGGCGATCAACAGGAACCAGTTGGGTAAAAGCATCCAGGGTGTATACGGTGCGTCTTTCGATGGCTTTAACTATCTGCGTCGATTTATTGACATGGATTATCGACTGGCTACCCCCGATGTTGCAAGTTATGTTGAAAAGCGAATGCATCATAAGGATATCGTCGATTATATGAGTGATCGACAAGGGGGGCGCGATGAACTGCGTTCTGGCGCTCAGGTACTTGCAGCCTTGGTGGAGCGATTTTCTTACAGTCTCCGTGATATTGATCAGCTGGTGATGAGATTCAAGCTGGTGCTCCGAAGCGTAGAGAGACAACAATATCTCGATCTTGATTTGATGTTATGCCTTCTGGTGTTGAGGACAGAAGGCCCCGAGCTTTATGGCGCCTATGTGAGTGGTACTGCCTCAGCTTCGCAAGTCATATCGTACTTAATTGATGGAGAGCCGGGGAAGCAGTTGATTTCCAATGATCAGGCTTCAATTGTTTGCGCCTTCATAGAAAATGAGCGTGTTAATCGGCGGGGTGGTGACATTGGCGATCTATTGGAGCCGTGGCGTTCAGCTACCGTTGAATCAGGCTTGGAGGAGCTTGTAGACATCGCGCACTACATCATAAGTAGATCAAAAAATCGTCAAGATCATATGAGGCGGGGTAATCCCAAAAAGACTGCGTACGAACGGATTGAGTTAGTAGCAGGGTTAAACCTTAATTAAATTGTAGGGCTGCTAAGCAGCCCTATTTTTCTTCTGAGCTTCTATCCACTCCTGCACTTCAAGCTGAGACCACCGTGAAAATCTGCCAAGCTTCACTGGCTGAGGAAACTCTTCGAACTGCAGCAGCTCGTATATTTTTGTTTTGCCCATGCCGACTTGCTGCATGACCTCTTCGATTTTGATCAAGCGATCCAGGGGCTTGGTCGTCATTAGCGTTTACCTCCCTTTTTGCGATTCTTGCGGGTGCCGCCGTGGGCGGTGGCTCGCCAGCTGACGAAGGTGGCCAGGTTGCCGGCCTCGTTGCCGAGGTCGTCGATGGTTTGATCCATGATTGCGTACAGCTCATCGAGGTCGGCTTTCTGGATGATCTTGGTGCTCTCGATCAGCACGCGGCCGTCAGGCGTCTTGATGCAATATTCCACCTGCCAGCGCATGGGTTTGCGCGGGATGGTGCCGGTGTGGCTCGCTCCACGACCCTCCGGCATCTCGGTGCTGTGGAAGATGGTGCAGGTCATGCGTGCACCTCATTGTTGTTAACCGTGTATCGGCGGTCAGTGCGCAGGCCAGCAGCACCAATAGCAGGGTGAGACGAAGGTACTTCTGCATGTACAACTCCGTTGAATGGGTTGCACAGAAAGGTATTCCCCTTTTTTTTGCAAAATAGGTCTATTGCGTACCCAAACAGGGCCAAACTGCCGATGGTCATGCCGCCACCTCGCTCTGCTGCTGGTCCACCAGGTTGGCACGCACCAGGGCGGCGGCGACTGGTGGGCAGACGCTGTTGCCGCACATTCGCACCTGGGCGTCCTTGGGCAGCTTGGGGTTGGTGAGGGTGCGGTTGTGGATGTAGTCGGTCGGGAAGCCCTGTGCGGCGTAGAGCTCGTGGGGCTCGAGCATGCGCATGCCGATATCGACGATCTCGTACGGCTCGCCCTTGATCATCACCAGGCCTAGGTGATCCTTGGTGGTGATGGTGTGAAGGGGCTCGCACAGGGTCTGTCCGGTGCCGTTCTCGTAGTACTTGATGAGGAAGGCGCGCACCTCACCCAAGTGGTTGCCGGATGCAGTGACGGTGTGGAGCGGCTCGGTCACAGGCTGGCCGTCGCGGCTGGTGCCACGCAGCTTGACCATGTGGCTGGTGACCAGCGCGTTATGGTCGCGGGTCGTCACCGTGGGAGCTGGGTCGGTCATCGCAGAGCCTGGGCCTTTGTAGTTTCCGCCGTAGTGCTTGGCCAGGAACGCTGCGACCAAGCCGATCGGCGCGGCGCCGCCTGGCTTCTTGATGTAGCTGTTGGCGGTCACGGTGGGCAGAGGTTCTTCGAGCGAGGTGCCGCGGTCGTTGGTGCGGAATTTGGTGATGACCGGGGCGATTAGCGCCTGCTGCGAGCCCTGTGCAGTCACCGTCCAAAGAGGCTGCTCGACGCTGGCTACGCGTGGCTGCTGACCAGCACGCTCGCCGTTACGGGTGTTGGCGATGAAGGGCGCCAGGGTCGGCACAACAAGCCCGGTCCCGCGCTTGCTGGTGATGGTCTGCAGCGGCTCGCCCAGCGGCTGGCCGCGGAAGTAGTCGTAACCGTGGTTGACCTTCACCAGGTAGGGCTCGGCATTGTCGATGACGTAGCGCTGTATCCCGCGGGCGATACGGCGCAGCGTGTTCTCGGCCAGCGGCCTGCGAACGCCCAGGGCCTTGCCTTTCTCGGGCGTGAGGAAGATCGACGGGCAGGGGAGTGACCAGTCGATGATGTCCGCCGCCAGGCGCTGGGGCTTGGCCTGCTTGGCTTTGACCTCAGTGCTGCCGGCAGGCATGTGCGTTGCCTCTGGCCATACGATAGGCATGCCGTCGCAGCGCGCGATCAGAAACAGGCGCTTGCGTATGGTGGCGGCGCCGAACTGGTTGGCGCGCAGCTCGCGCCATTCCACCTGGTAGCCGTGGCGGCGTAGGGCGTTGACGAAGCTGTTGAAAGTGCGGCCTTTGTTCTTCGGGCAGGGCCGGCCCTCGGCGAGCGGGCCCCAGGTAACGAACTCCTCGACGTTCTCCAGCATGATGACGCGCGGGCGAACGGTGGCGGCGTAGCGGATGGCGACCCAGGCAAGGCCGCGGATCTCCTTCTTGACCGGCTTGCCGCCCTTGGCCTTGCTGAAGTGCTTGCAGTCCGGGCTGAACCAGGCGAGGTCGACCGGGCGCCCGCCAGTGATCGCGCGCGGGTCCACCTCCCACACGCTCTCGCAGTAGTGCTTAGTGTGTGGGTGGTTGATCTCGTGCATCGCGATCGCTTCGGGGTCGTGGTTGATGGCGATATCGACCGGGCGGCCCAGGGCCATTTCGATGCCGGTGGACGCACCGCCGCCGCCGGCGAAGTTGTCGATGACCAGGCCGCCGAAGTTGAAGCTGGGTTGTGGGTGTATACGGTAAGGGCTGTTCATGCTGCACCCCGCTGGCTGGGTGCATAACGTCGAGCTACGATTGTTCCTTTGTCGGGGCAGGATGCGCAGTTATGAAATTGAGGAATGCCGTTGATTCCAAAAGCAGCGGACAGTGGGACTACGTTTACCTGCTTCTTCTCGCGCTGATAGTTGCCATCGGGCTTTGTGCTTTGGCTTGGCAAACCGGCGCGGCCGCGTCTGATATGCCCGCGTGGGTCCAAGGAATTGGAACCATCGTGGCTATCTTGGTCGCCATTGGCGTGCCGGGGATTGAGCGTAAGCATGAGCGCGAGCGCGAAATGCGGAGCCGGGCGGCCGCAGTCAGAGACGAGTACGCACGCCTTTCGTATTTGGTGGCGGAGATCGATCTGCTTATCGCGTTGGGAGAAGGTGGCGGTTTCATCGGGGTTCGGTACATATCTTACGCGATTGAGAAACTGCTTGAAAAAACCGGCTCTATTGGATCCGGTGAGTACGATCCAGCACTTGCTAAGTTGGTTTTTGAAACTCGGAAAATCCTCTACTCCCTTTCCAAATTTACAGAGAGCGGGATGTTTGTCATTAGCTCGGATTCGCGCGCCGCTCACAGTCAGAAGGTAACCAAACTGCTCGCCCGCATTTCTGATAGTCAGCCCGCTAGTTGATACTTCATACCCATGCTTCAAGCAAGCAGATACCTTGACCATTTTCATTAAAAAGCCCTCGCACGATGGGTGGTGGTGAGCAAACCCATCAGGCGCTGGAAGTAGCGGTCGCGGGCTTCCTCTGCACTCCATGGTTTGATGTGCCACGCGGGCAGTTCGATGCCCTGGATGCAGTCCCAGGCGTCGGGGTGTGCGGGCATGAGGTCGCGGCGCTCAACGGCGAGCATGTACATATCGGCCTCTTTCACCTGGGCGGGTAGCTCGGGCTCGAGGTAGAAGCGTTCGCAGATGGCGAGCCAGATGCGCTGCTCGACCTGGCCGTATACGTCATCGACTGCCATGTCCTGGGCGTAGCCGCGCATGGCCAGCTTGAGCGGGCGCGTCATGTCGCCGATGTATGCTTCGGTGGCGTCGTGGAGCAGGGCGTGCAACTGGTGTTCAGGCTCGACCAGCTCGTGTACGCGAAAGCTGTGCTCGGCGACCGAGTAGTGCTTGCTGGTGTGTCCGTTGAAGCGGCAGAGCCGGGCCAGGCTGAAGGCGATGTCGTTCGGGTGAATCATTGCAGCCGCTGGGGTTAGCAGGTCGAAGCGGATGCCCTGGTTAGTGAGGATCCAAGTCATGGCTGCGGCTCCTGCTCAGCCTGGAGGGCTGCATCGATTGCGGCGTGATCAGCCAGTATGTCCGCGTAGTAGATGGCGATCGGTGCATCTGGCCACGCACGGCGCAGGCCATCGAAGTCACCTTCGTTCCAGGCGTGCAGGAACTGCAGCGGTTCTTCGCTGCGCCCGGCATTTAGCATGTAGTCGATGACGGCGTTGTAGGCAGCTTCGCCTCGTTGGGCCTCGAGCAGGGTCTGCGCGGCGGTGATCTTGCTCTCAAGTGTCGCCTGCACGTAGCCCGTCACCAGCTCGTGCTCGAACGGCACGGTGAAGCCGGCCGCGTTGCGGTGGCCGCCGCCGCCGTACTGTTTGGCGATCTCGGATACGTCGAGGCCTTCGGGCTGGCTACGCAGTGAGAAGACGCGGCCCTTTGGGGTGTCGCTGTAGCAGGCGGCGAAGGGTTCGCCCTGGGCGAGGGTGTGGCCGGCGGCGCTGGCCATGAAGTGCGGGCAGTTCAAGGCTGGTACGTCGTGGCCGCCGATGGTGAGCCGGCGTGCGTTCGGCACCAGCTCGGCAACATCCTTGGCTTGCTTGCGCAGGATACCGGCGCCTTCCTCATGCAGGTCATGGAAGTCGCACTCCATGAGATCGTCCCAGGTTGCGAATCGCAGCGGGAACGTGAAAAGGCTGGCCATCACTTTTTCGGTACCGAATATCTCGAACCGCCATAGGTCGCGATCCTCAATGTGGTTGATCAGCCAGGGGCGTGGTGAGAACGGAAAGAAGTAATCCCAGGCCAGGCCGGCGCCGCTGCGCTGCATGTCGAACACCGCACCGAGGGGCTGCTGCGCAGCCAGCCAGTCGCTGTATTTGGACGGCGCTGCCGGGAGCTCGGCCAAGTCTTCGGCGGCGCTCTTGTGGTGGTCGATGATCAGGATCGAACGGGCAGCCTGGGCGAGCTGAAGCAGCTGGTCGCGCTTGTAGGAGAAGTCCACGATGATCACATCGCGGCCTTCAACGTCCGGTGCGGGCTGGCCGTAGTGGCCTGCCACGAAGTCGACGTTATCGGCGCCCAGCGCCTTGCGAACGACCCAGGCGGCGCCGAAGCCATCGGCGCAATTGGCGTGGTAGATGCACAGGGTCTTCATGCTGCGGCCTCCTGTTTGGCGACATGCTGCATGGCTGCCTCGTAGCTCATGAGCATGCGATGGCCGGGGTTCTTGTCGAGTTCGTGGTTGGTCAGGTACAGGGTGTGCTGTTTGTCCAGCGCGTCGCCGGGCTGCCAGTCGTCCACGATCTTGCTGAGCCCCAGCGCTTTGGCGATGCGGGCGGCGTTGCGGGTTTTGCCGCAGGCCTGCGGGCCCTGGACGATCACGCTGCGACCGCCGGCGGCTGGTGCAGCAGGCGCGGCTTCCAGTTGCTGCTGGCGTGTTACCAGTGCCTGCAGCTGCTCGCGGGTGGCGTTGGTGTCTCGTTCGCGCTGGGAGTTACCCAGGAACTTGTGGACTTCCCCGGCCTTCTCCAGCTGCTTGATGGCACGCCGTACCCACAGCAGCTCGTGGTCGCTCAGACAGCGCTGGGCGAACAGCTTCACCCGGGCGTCAGCGTCCTGGCTGATCGAGTCCAGCGCGATCCGGTGGTTAGAAGCCAGGTTCTGCCGTTGGCCTTTTAGCCGTGTGATTTCGAGAGCCTGTTCATTGACGCTGTGCTGCAGCTCGTCGATCACCGGCTGGCGGGCTTGGCTGCCTGCGCTGTAGCCCTGCGCGCGAATGCGCGCTTTGGTGGTGCGGCTGATCACCAGGTGAATGGCGATGCCGATAGCCAGGCCGGCGAGCAGGCCGATGGTGAGTAAATGAATGGTCGGGTGCATGTGCTGTGCCTCGAAGGTGGTAAGAGGCCGGCGTGGTAAGCGCCGGCCGGTTGCTGCGGTGGGTTACTTGCCGAGCTGGAAGGTGCCGATGGTCAGGGGCACCTGTTCGCCGATTTGTTCGTGAAGCACGTTCTTGAACTCTTCGGCGAACTCTTCGCGCTGGGCTTCCTCACCGACCCAGCGGAGCTTGAGCACCGGCGCGTTATCGCCAGTGATGACGGATAGGCGCAGGGAGATCAGCGCTGGCGCCAGGCCCTCGTACGGCACGGTGGTGAAGTGGAAGCTGGTTGGCAGGGTTTCCAGGCTCTTGGCTTCGATTTCGTCCATGGCGCTGCGGCTCGCCGAGAAGTCACCGACAGCGCTGTCGCGCTGGCTGGTGGCCTTGATGGTCATGCGGCGGATGCCGTTGATGGCGGCAACGATGTTGAGCTTGTCTGCGTCGGCACTCGCTTCGAGGTTCCGCGCCCAGTCTTCCAGCCACTCGGCCAGTGCCTGCTGGCTCAGCTTCTGGCCAGCGATGCCTTCAACCGCTTTGAAGGCGGCGGTGGGCTTGAGGGTAATAGTGGCGGTGTCATCGGCGTGCCCGGCAAGGTCTTGATTGCCCAGGTTGAAGATCACTGTGGCGCTCATCTTTTCCTGATTGATGAAGCCGGCCGGGTCGAGCTCATCTGCGGTCTTCAGATGATAAGTGACGTATTTCGAGAAGTCGCGGATGGAGTGCGTGTGCAGCGCGCCACGGAAGCGGTAGCGGGTGGCGTCATATTGTTCCAGATTGAGGGTGCTGGCTGATTCGGGCAGTACGGCCAGATCGGCGCCGCCCTGCAGCTGGATGCGAATTTGAGCAGCCAGCAGGGCCTTGGCTTCGATGTGCTGCAGGGTTTCTTTGTTGAACATGGAGCAGGTTCCTTCTTGGTAAGTGGGAGGTGTGCGGTGAATCAGTCGCGTGCCACGACCGGCGCCTGCTGCTTGTTGAACAGCTGGTCGGTGGGGTTGGTCTGGAACAGCTGCAGGCCGTCCGGGGTGACGAACAGCGGGGTGTCGAGGGCGAGGTCTTCTCCCTTCTTGCCGCGTTTGGTGGGCTGCACGTAGGCCAGCTTGTGGTTAACGCTCACCTGGTTGCTTTGGGCGATCTGCTTGAGGCTGAAGGTGAGGGTGACCGAGCCGGCTTTGCCGGTGTCGATGACGCCAGCCGCTACGTCGCTGAGGGCGCGGCCTACCTGCTCGGCGAAGACGCCGGCGTTGAGGGAGCCGATGAAGTCGGCGGTATCGGTTGCTTTCATGTGCTGTGCCTCTTGGTGATGGCCTTGGTGGGGCCGGTTATGCCGCTTGTTTGGCGGCTTGTTCTTGCTGGCGGTCGAGCCATTTGGCGAGGGTGGGCAGGTAGATGACCCAGGGCGACCGCTTGGAATTGGAATCCAGCCTCCAGAGCTGAAGCTGCAGCCCGCCGGCGGCGATCTTGCGGCGCAGGTAGGCCACGCTTTTGATATGGGGCAGGTGGTCGGCCAGTAGCTGCTCGGCGGTGATGTAGTTCGCGCCGTAGCGTTGGCGCAGCTGGTCCAGCGTGGTGCTGGGCGGCGCGGCGACGGGTGCCGTCATGCCTGGGCCTGCTGGGGGTGGAAGCGCACCGCGACCAGCTCGACCAAGCCCTCGATGGACTTGGCGCGCTGACGGTGCACCACCTCGCCGCTGGCGTTGACGACCAGGGCGAGGTAAGGCGACTGGGTTTTAGGCTCCAGCGATACATAAGGCAGGTGCCCGAGCGGCGTTACGCGCACCAGCTCGGCATACAGCCGGCCGAGCTCTTCGCGGTGCGGGTAGGCAGCGTTGAGGCGCTCGATGGCCTCGGCGCAGGTGTCGGCCAGGGTCTTGCCGCTGAGCGCGGTGGGGTGCTCGACGTGCACGCTGGCCAGCTTGAGGGCGCCGATGGCGTGGCTGATTGGGCTGTTGCTCATGCTTGGCTCCCTGCCTGTTGCGGCGGCTTGGTGGTGACGGTGATACCCAACTGCTCGGCCAGCCAGGCCACGCCGGTTTCGGTGGTCATGACCACGCCGTAGTGGCTGAAGGTGCCAAGACGCTTGTTCCAGCGGCTGCGCGAGTCGATATAGAGCCGGCCCTCGGTGCGTGGGCCGATCAGCAGTTCGCCGGCGGTGCTGAGGATGCGCAGCTCACGTAGGCGGCTGCGCAACTCTCGGTCGCGCAGGCCCAGCACCTGGGCGGTAGCTTTCAGGTCGCGGTTCATGGCGGTTACCTCAGGCAGCGAGCTGCTGGATGTGCTCGGCGAGCGAGAGGTACACGCCTTGCTCGCTTCCCCGTGCCAAGTGCGTTCTGTTGCCGTTTGCCGCCACAGCGGTACGGCGCGAGTCGTGTGGACTAGCGTGTACGGTGACGACTGTGCCGCTACTGAGCGTGGCGCTGCCGCCTTGGCGGCAAACCGTGCGCAGGGTGCGTTCGTCGTCGGTGCCCAGGGTGGCCGTAGGGCTGTGGGCGGGCTCGCTTTCAGGGCGGGGAATGCCGGTGTCGAGCCGGCCGTTGGCCAAATCTTCGATGAACAGCTTGGCCTGGTTGAAGAAGCCGGCTTCGTGCGGGTCGAGTGTCAGTTCGCCGGTGATGTCCGCCAAAGTGGCGCGCAGGCGGATGCGGTGCTCGCTGCATTCGGCGTCGATATGCACGCGAATGGCCTGGCTGCTGTCGCCGGGGCGGGCCAGTTTGAGAATGACGCTGCCGCCGTGGATAAGCGCGGCGCGCAGCAGGTCTTGCGAGGCGAGGGTGAGGATGAGGTACATCACGCCGCACCTCCCTGGAAGCCACTGAAGTCTTCGAAGGCGGGCAGGGTAGTGCTGCGCAGTTGGGGGCGGCCGCAGACGATCATCACCAGTTGGCCGGTGGCCTGCTGGATGCTGCGAACGATGGTGGGGTTAGAGGCCGCTGCCGGGTGGATGACCACCGGGCAGCGGGTATTGCTGTGCTGTGCCTGATTCATTGCCGTAAACCCTTGGTAAGTGGGTACGGCAGAGGTTATCCCTGATGGGTATTGTAGTAAATACCTATCGGGTATTTTTTAGAGTTGATCAAATCTCCATGTCGCCTTGCCGACTATCGCCCAGGTATCGTCGATTTCCTGGATGCGCGGCTTGAAGTCCTCATTGAGGGCGAAGAGGAAGAGGCGACCGTCTTCTTCGATCAGCTTCTTGAATGTGCCGGCTGTGTGGTCGGCTTTCTTGGCGAACACAAAGTCACCTGGTTTCCACTCCAGAGACGGCTCGATGAGTACCTTGTCGCCGCTCCAGAACTTGGGCTGCATCGAGAAACCGTCGAGCTTGAGGATGAAAGCATTGGGAGTAGGGTTGCCTGGTGCGTCGAGCCATTCTTCGGCGGTACCGGGCTGGTAGAGATCGATAATTTCCATTGCTGCTCCCGCGGCTGTAACGCCGACAACCGGTAGCTTCCCTTTTGGAACGCCCATTGGCCATGCATCGGCCTTATAGCTGCCCCCCTCTCCAGCCAGCATCAGGGCTGTGGCTGGGATGTCGAGATCATAAGGACTCAGCCCGAGCGTCTGCTCGATCTGGCGAGCCATGTCGTCACCGATGCCCTTATGCCGTGTAGGGCCCGCAAACTGGCCGACCTGACTGGTTTCTTTGTCGAGCTGCCGAGCCAGCTCGGCCACGGACAGCGGACGGCTTGCCATCTCGCGGCGCAAGTTGGCATGTCGAATCTCGGGGATGGAGGGTAGTTTTTTCATCCTTGAATTTTCGCTTATCTGTTACCTAGTGGGTAAGTGCCCGCTGGCTATTGCAAAGCAATACCCGATGGGTAAGAATCTGCGCCAGAGGTGACCCATGAAACTCAGTGACTACATCCGTTCAATCGATAAACCCAAGGCGCCGGAGGGCAATCCGCTCTGCGATTACGCTCAGCGGTGCAACGTGACCATCGGATACATGAAGGTTCATGTGTTGTACGCCAGGAAGGAGCCGCGGTTTCGGCTACTGCTCGCCCTCGCCCATGAAAGCGATGGTGCTGTGAGCATTCCCGAGGTGCTTCAGCACTTCGGTGTGGCCGAGGAGCAGTTGCTCTACTCAGGCTCACAAGCCGCTTGAATCAACCGCCACTACTTACCACCGCATTGCCGGGGTGGCGTTGCCGGCACCGTGGCCTTACCAGCGGAGCGGGGCCGGCAGTAAGCAGAGCTACAAACCTGACGCCACGGCGGCAGGTGAAAGAAGTGCCGGTGTCAGGATCCCACTTACCAATGATCTCCTGACCCGGCGTTCCGGTGACGCGGTTACCAGCCGCTCCACCTCAACAACCGTTTCCCCTGAGGCACAGCACGTACATAAGGGGTTTCGGCTGCTGTGGTCATAGGATAGGGCGCTGCCCGACCTGTGGCTATGGTAGTTAGCGGGGTTTACTACCAATGAGCACGGATACAGCAATGACGGGCGGGCCAGTGCGCTCGCTCGCGGCGGCGATCGACTTGGATTGCCGCGAGTTCAAAGGCGGTCACACGGCGGTGTGCGCCATCCTCGAGGAGCCTTACGGCCCTTTCCAGAAACGCCTCTCCAGTTCCTACCCTGAGCACCACCTGAACACCCTGCAACTGGCACGTGTGGTCGAGCTGACGCGCGGGCCGATGGTGCGCGAGTGGTTCGAGCAGGTGTTCGGTGTGGTGACGTACCAGCCCAAACCGGTGCAGGCCAGCCATGATGCGCTGAAGCAACTGAGCCGGCTGCTGGAGAAAGAGGGCAAGTTCGTCGGCAGCCTGGTTGGCGGCGCGGCGGACAACCAGTGGAACGCTGACGAAGTGGCGGCGCTCGAGGAGCACGGCTATGCGCTGATCGGCAAGCTGCTGGGCATCATGGCCGGCGCGCGCGAAGCGATGGAGGGCCGCCAGGATGGATGAGCACCAATTCGAACTTGCGCAGAAGGCTGAAGAAGCTCGCGTGGCGCAGGCTATTGCCAACCGTGTGCAGTACCAAGGCGATAGCGCAGAAGAATGCGAGAGCTGCGGAACCGACATCCCCTTGGCGCGGCGGCTTGCGGTGCCGGGGTGCCAGACCTGCATTGATTGCCAGAGCCTGCGGGAGGTGCGCCGTGGGTAAGCCCTTCGATGGTGATGTGCGAACCGTGGTTATCGATGCGCTGGTGGGCATGATATCGGGCGCTACCAGCATGACTCCGCCAACTGATCAGCCGTTGCCTGACTTCGTACAGGCACCGGTTGATCGTGCGGTTGAGCGGATCCAAAGGTTGCTTGCTCAAGAGCCCGCCTGTCCGTGGATCAAGTGCAGTGATCGCCTGCCCGGCGACGACTTGGACGGCATGGCCGTCATCGTCGCGGTCGTGCATTTCAAACGCGGCTTAATCTCCGAGTCGGATGTTTGGGTCAAAGGAAGTGGGCGTGCAATGGGCCGCTTCAAATTTTGGGGAAGCAATGCCACCCACTGGATGCCGCTACCAGAGGCGCCCGCACAGAGCGGCGATGGGGAGCAGGTCGAATGACCAAGGCTTCAACAGCTTCCCCAGCCCCCATCGCTGCCTGGGCGCGGCGTTATATCGAGAACTTCAAACTGGCCCTGGTGCCGATACCCGAGGGCGAGAAAGGCCCGACTGGACGGGGCTGGAACAAGCCTGGCGGCTATATCACTGACGCGGCGAAGGCCGAGGCGCACTGGACGAAGCACCCACGGCAGAACATGGGTGTGTTGCTCGGTGCGAGCGGCGTTTGCTCGCTCGATGTCGACCACGTGGAGTGGACGCGCCAGGTGCTGAGCGACCTGCTGGGCATGAGCCTGGACGACGTGGCCGCCGAGCACGCGACCAGCGTGGGCAACCCTGAGCGTTTCCGCATCATGTTCGCGTTACCGGCCGGCTGCGAGTTCAGCCGGCACTCGCTGGTGTGGCCCAACCCGGAAGACCCTGATGGCTCGAAGCACAAGCTGGCCATGAGGGCGGTGAAGCGCGCCCAGGAGATCGGCGACAAGGACTTGGAAGCGGAGATGCGCGCCAAGGCCAAGGCGCTGGCACCGGTAACGGTGTTCGAGCTGCGCGGCGGCGATGTGCAGGACGTGCTGCCGCCTTCGATCCACCCGGGTACCGGCCAGCCTTACACCTGGCGCACGCCGCCGGGCGCCGATGGGTTTGGCGAGCTGCCGCGCGACCTGATGAACATCTGGACCAACTGGGAGGTGTTCAAGCGCATGGCGCTGGACGCCTGCCCGTGGGCGCCCAAAGCGCCGGAGCCTGCTGCCAAGAAGGGCGCAGCGGCGAAGCCGGCGCTGGCCGGCACGAGTGGGAAGGGCGAGTCGGTGGTAGACGCCTATAACCGTGGCTACGACGCCGCGGGGCTGCTGCAGGCCGCCGGTTACATGAAGCGTGGCAAGAAGTGGCTCTACCCGGGCAGCTCGACGGGCCTGCCGGGTATCTCGATCAACGATGAAGGCCGGGTGTATTCGCACCACGGTGCCGACCCGTTGGCGAACGGCCACTGGAATGACCCGTTCGATGTGTTCTGCCTCCTCGAGCACGACGGCGACCAGAAGGCGGCGGTGAAGGCTGCGGCGAAGCTGCTCGGGCTGGATCACGCGAGCAAGCGCAAGCAGGTGACGAAGCAGAGCGGCCCGATCGCGGATGCGCCGCCAGCCGCTGCAGCGCCTGAGCTGCCGCCGCAAGCTGATGACCTTCCCCCGGCCCCATCTGACGCAGAGGGCGACAGCGAGGCCGGCACCACCAACACCGGGGGTGCGGGGGGAGGCTTTTCATTGGCCTGGCTGCTGCGCCGTTATGCGCTGATCGAGGGCACTACGCATGTGTGGGATATCGACGCGGCGAAGAAAATCAAGAAGTCGGGCTTCATCGCGCACATCGGCAAAGAGTCGTTCAAGGAGTGGGAAGCGGTCACCGACAAGCGCAAGAAGCGGGTGAGCGAGGAATGGGTTAAGGATAACGAGCGCACCCAGGCGCTGGCCGGCAAGGCGCTGGGCGATTTCTCAATGCCGATGATGACGCGCTATGTGTACATCGACGGGACGAAGGACGCCTGGGACTACGCGAAGAAGCGGCGCATCGCCGAGGGCGCGGTGAAGATGGCCCTGGGCGATGCGTACAGCTTGTGGCTGAACAGCCCGGATCGGCGTGTGGTGGACATGAACCATATCGTGTTCGACCCGACGATGACGCATGACCCCGAGGTGTATATCAACACCTTCGAGGGGCTGCCGCTGCAGCCTAAGCGCAACGATGCGGCGTGCGAGAACCTGATCTGGCTGGTGTCGTTCCTGTGCAACCACGCCGAGGACGCCACGCAGTGGCTGTCGCGCTTCCTGGCCTACCCGCTGCAGCACACGGGTGCCAAGCTGGATACGGCAGTGCTGATGCATTCCACGACTGAGGGCTCGGGCAAAAGCTTGTTGTTCTCCGTGGTGATGGGGCGCATCTATGGGCAGTACTCGGCGACGGTGGGGCAGACGCAGCTGGAAGGCTCGTTCAATGCCTGGCAGAGCGGGAAGATGTGGGCGGTGTTCGAGGAGGTTGTGAGCCGCGACCAGAAGTACAACCAGGTGGGGAAGATCAAGCAGCTGATCACCGGGCAGACGGTGCGCATCGAGTCCAAGTTCGTGAACGGCTGGGAGGAGGCGTCGCACATGAATGCGGTGTTCCTCTCCAACGAGATCGTGCCGTGGCCGATCAGCGACAGTGACCGGCGATTCTTGGTGATGTGGCCCGAGGCGAAGCCGCCGGAAGAGCGGCAGAAGGCGATCAAGCACGAGCTGGATAACGGCGGCGTCGAGGCGTTCTACGCCTGGCTGCTGGCCTATGACCTGGGCAACTTCGACAAGCAGACCAAGCCGCCGGTTACTCCGGCCCGTGAGCGCCTGGTGGCGTTGAGCCGGGCGCCGTGGCAGACGTTCATGCACCTGTGGCGCCTCGGCGAGCTGGGCGACGGGATATGGGGCGCGTGCCTGAGCAGCGATCTGTATGCGCTGTTCGTTGAATGGTGCCAGCGCGGCAAAGAGCACTCGATGAGCCAGACGAAGTTCTCGCTGTTCATCTCGACGATGGATGTGGACAAGACGCGCTCGATACCCTGGACGGATGGCAACACGCGGCGGTTCGCGGCGTTCTTCTTCCCGAAGGATGAGTGCTCCTTCCTGCCACCATCCGTTGAGTCGGCCGCGCTGGGGGTGCATGTGCGCGAGTGGCGCGCGAAGGCACGGCTCGCCGGCTGGCACGTGGACAAATGGGATCACGTGCAGCAGGTGGCGGCATGACTACGGCCAAAAGTGTGTTGGGTGTGTTGGGTGTGTGTTGGGTTGGTTTTGGCAACCCAACACACATTGCGGCCAGTAATTCCGGGCGTTGTAGCGGTGTGTGTCGGGTGTGTTGGGTTTACGCGCCCGCACGCGTGCGTATGCGAAAAAAATCACGCTCTCTCTCATGGGGTAACTCTTCAAGCGGCTGCGTTTTTTCTCCACGCGAGACCCTTAAAAACCCTACCAACCCAACACACCCAACACACATTGCTTTAAAGCATTGTTCTGAAAGGGTTTTAGGTGTGTCGGGTGTGTGTTGGGTTGAGCGATTTTGTGTTGGGTTGGGTTTTAAGCGGGGGAATGGGCGATGAATGAGGTGATCGAGGCGCTTCTGGTGGCCTGGGGCAACGAGGTGATCAGCCCGGCCCTGGACGTGAGCATCCGCTCGCCATTGGGCACGATGGATGAAGAGGGGGCGCGTGGGGTTGGTGGGTCGCGGTGCCTGTCGAGCGTTGAGTGCGAGGTTGCGGTGAGCCGGGCATCGGCTGCCGTCGAGCGCGGCATCACGCTACTGGCCGCCGACGAGGTGGACGGTGGCTTGGGGTCGAAGGGCAGGGCGCTGCGGTATCTGGCCCTGGTGCGTTACACGTCGCGCCCGAAGCTGGCGGTTGCTGCGCAGTGCCACACACTGGGCATCAGCATGCGGACATATCGCACCCGGGTTGGGGAACTGCATCAGGAGCTCGCGAAGGTGCTGCCGGGCGTGGTCGCTCAGCGGGACGTTGCAGAGCGTGACACCGATGCAGTAGCAGCAGCTAGGGCGCGGACACGTGCCGTGCGATCAGCTGGCAAGGTTGAGGCGAAGCGCCTGGAGCTGTTGAAGGCAACCGGCCGGGCAAATCGGGATGCCTACCGGGCGGCGGTGAAAGCCAATGGCCTATGACCGTTCGTCGGGGTGGTTCGTCGTGAACCGTGCGCGAACCCTGCGTGAACCCTGCGTGAATCGTTCAAGCCAAAATAGCCCGTTGCGGGCGTTGCATGTCGGGGGGTAAAAAGTATCCAGGCTTTATTGCGGTGCCCGCGATAGACACCTTGCACGGTGCTGTGCAACTCGACGGTAGCTCCCCCGCGCCGTCACCGCCCCTGAAAGGGGGCAACCATTCGAAGCCCTGCGCAATGCGGGTCTTCTCAACGAAGTAGTAAAGAGGGCGACCTCTGCCGGTGCTGACACACCGAGCTGAGGCCGCCGACCAGCAGAGTCAGCTGCAAGCCAGCCAAGGCCCCCCACTCTCGCGAGAGCGCGGCGAGCCTAGCAGATTTCAGAAGGCTATGCAGATGTTGAAAGAATGCCGTTGTGGCAGTTGCAAGCGCCTACTCGCACGAGTGGGGGTGTTTACCAAGCTAGAAATCAAGTGCCCGCGCTGCGGAACGCTGAATCATCTGAAGACCGAGAGTCTCGACCTAACGCCTCTGAGCGCACCGAAACCGGCAAACGCCGATCTCATAACTGCGTAATAGGAGCTACCTCATGTCTCTCGATCAAGAAACTCTCGATAAAGTCCGCAAGCTGGTCATCATGTTCTGGGGCGAAAACGTCGCGAACAACATCAATTACAACGATGAAGTCGTTGAGGTGGTGCGGCAAGCCAACGAAGCTATGGGTGGTTGCAATGCCATCATCCATACGACGTTCCTGACCCTGGCCACCGGCTCCGCTGGCGCTTCGATCATCTACAGCCGTCCCTGGCTGTTGGACGTGGCATACGATCTGCTGAAACTCGTGGACGACAACAAGCGCGGGTGGCAAGCCTGTATCAACGTATCCGCAGCGAATTACCGTTCGCCGCTGGAAATGGCGTCGATGGGCATCTGACGCCAGCGTCTAGTACCAATCCCGGCTTCGGCCGGGATTTTTTCTTATGGCTCAATGCAGTCAACAGTCCGCGCTTGCGGGCTTTTCTTTTTCTGGCCAGTGGCCGCTTGGGAGTATTTACGATGAGCGACCCGGCAAGCGCCGCTGCGGTCACGGTTGCCGGTGCTATTGGTGCTGGCTTGTCCGGGTTCCTGGCGGGGGTAGATGGAAACGCAGCCACAGGGGCGCTCTGCGGGGCGCTGGTGTTCGTGATGGCCCGCCCCGATCTCAAGCAGCTTGAACGGGTCGTGTACTTCTTCGTCAGCCTGCTGATGGGCTATCTGTTCAGCCCGGCTCTGTCCGAACTGGAGTTCCAGGGTATCCGGCCGTTCGCCTATTCGGGGCCGGCTGCATTCGCGGCGGCTGCGCTGGTTGTAACCGTCACCGTGGTGGCGATCAAGAAGCGCGGGCCACCGCCGCCCGTAACGGGAGACGCTGATGGCTAGTTTGATCATGACCCAGGCCACGTTCTGGCTGTGCGTGGTGCTGTTCGTTCGGTTGTTCACGTTTCAGCGTGGTGCCCTTCGCTTTCGGCGCGCGATGTCGTGCCTGGCGTACGTGGCGATGGCCAGCGCAGGCGCGGCGGTGATCCACATACTGCAGGGCGATCTGGTGTTGCCTGGGCACGCATGGCCGCTGGTGGTGCTGCTCACGATCTTTACCGGACTGGTAGTGCGGGCTCGGGGCAACCTGGCCGCGGTGCTGCGGCCTGGAGCTGGGTGGAATGGGCTAGAACGGCGACATCCTCGGCAGTGAAGTTTCTGCCTCTAATGCGGCTCAACCGTTTCGCTGACCACTTCCAAATCATGATTCTTGCGTCGAATGAGGGTCTTCAGGTCTGTCTTGATAGTTAACGTTCCCAGCACGCCGTATATACAGAAAATTGCCATATGCATGATCAATAGAACCACTTCCGGGCGGGAAATTGGCTCGACACTTGTCCAGAATCGGATGATCTCCGATAGCGAGCCGCCAAAGAATAAGATGATGACTAGATATCCCGCCACTCTCGCTAGCAGTCTGAACAAGCCAGTAGTCGCCTGCTTGAAGCGCAACTGAGTGTCCGGGCTGGAATTGAGAAAATTGATGTATAGGGTGGGCAGGCTTATCGCAAATGCCAGTAGGCCGAAGATCAATTCCATCGCTTTGTCCTTATCAGTATGTTGGCTCTGGTGAATGTAATGCGTGGAGCTATCGACGCCAACGATCTTGACGATGCGTTGGCCGCCCTCAAGCAACTGGAGCCGAAGCTGGCGAACGCCGCATTGGCCGATGCACTGAACCACACGCTCAACCAGGCCGAGCCCTTGGTACGCGCCGAGATGAGCGATGTGTTCGATCGCCCGACGCCGTTCACGCTGAACTCCATCCGCAAGATCAACGCACGGCCCAACAATCTGGAGGCCGCGCTGTGGATCAAGGATGACAAGGCCGGCGCGGCCACCGGCAAGCAGTTCGCTCCTGAAGACTGGGTGGCACCACAGGTATTCGGCGGTGGTCGTCAGCAGCGAGCGTCGGAGACCTGGCTACGTCAGGCGGGAATCCTCCCCTCCGGGCTGTTCGCCGTGCCTGGTGCGGGGGCGCGCCTCGATCAGTACGGCAACATGCAGCGCGGCCACATGATGCAGATCCTGTCCGGGCTGAAGGCGCTGAACCGGTCCGGGTCTGATCACAGCGCGACGGCAAGTCGTCGATCGCTACGCAAGGGGCACGCCCTGGCGTTCTTCGTGATGAAGCGGGGCAAGACGCCCATCGGTATCGCCGAGCGGCGTGGCAAGTCGGTGAGCATGGTCATCGCCTTTGTGCGTCAGCCGCAGTACCGCGAGCGCCTGGACTTCCATGGTGTGGTGCGGCGCGTTGCCGAGAACGATGCCCAGCTCGAAACGAACATCGACAAGGCCATCGCCGATGCCCTGAGCGGAAGGCTGCCGACCAACTTCGGCCGTCGGCCAGGTGGG